AGATAATAGAACTGTACTATTGAATAGTGAAAATAGTCCTTATAGCACAGCTTTCAACATGAAAAAGGCTTTAATAAGTGATTTTCTCTATTATGGTAATGGTTATTTAGATATTGATAGAAATGCTGATAATACAATAAAGTATTTACATCATATACCTTATCATGATATCACTTGTTCTAGTAATGGAGAGCAAAATAAGAGGAAATTAGTAAACACTTATACTTACTGGGATTACATAAATGCTGATGCATTCCAAGTTTTAAACTTAGTTCGTAACCCTAAGAATGATGACTTAAAAGGACAAGGAATTTTACAGGAAGGTGTTAAAATAATTTCCCATGCAAATGGATTTGAAGATTATACTAGCAATACCCTTCAAAATGGTTTTTTTGCTAAGGCTGTAATAGAAAAAGAGGGTATACTTTCTAAACCTTCTAGGCAAAGTTTAGATGGGGTTTTAAAAAGATTTTTTAGTGGAACAAAAAACGCTGGAAAAGTGTTGATTTTAGATGATGGAATGAAATTAAAAACTGTTGCTTTAACTCCAGCAGAAATTGAGTTGTTAAACCAAAAGGAATTTACTATAAAAGATATAGCTAGAATACTAAAATTGCAACCTTCTATGCTAGGCGTGGCAACTGGTGGAATGACTTACACTAATGAAGCAGAAAATCAATTAGTATTTTTAAAAAATGCCATACAACCTATTTTAATTTTAATACAGAATACATTTAATAAATACCTTCTAACAGAAAAAGAAAAGTTAGAAGGTTATTTTTATGAGTTTAGTACCCAAGAGCTTTTAAAAATGACACCAGACAAAGAACTTAAAATGTGGGGGCAAGCTGTAAAAGATATGGTAATGGTATCTAATGAAGCTAGAGCCAAAATGAATTGGAACAGTATAGATGGATTAGACAGACCTATTATTAATTTAGGTTATGGAGTTTTAAATGAAGATGGAACAATAACAAGCCATAAAGATAGTAAGGCTCCTAAAGAAGAACCGAAGGAAGAAGGTACAGCGAAAGGGGGTGAAAGTGATGACGAATAAGTTGGAATTTAGAGAAAACTATGAGCTTAGAGCCGTTGATTCTGAAGAAGGGAAAATGGTTATTGAAGGCGTTGTTAACCAAATTGGAGAATGGTCTAAAGTTTTATATGGTTCTTTCAGAGAAAAAATAGAACCAAAAGTTTTTGAAAGAGCCATTAAGTCAGCTAAAGACAACAATAGGGATATATTCTTTTTAGCACTCCATAACAATAGAGAACTTCCACTTGCTTCTATGATTTCTGGAACAATGGAGTTAGTAGAAAAAGATAATAAATTATTGCTTAGATCAGAATTGCCACCAACTACACTTGCTAAAGATATACATGAGCTTGTAAAGGCTGGAGTATTAAGAGAGTTTAGTTTCGGTTTTAATAATGTCCAAGCCAAGTGGGATAAGGATGCAGATGGTATAAGAACTAGAACAATTACAGACTTAACCTTACATGAGGTTAGTATTGTAACAACTGGAGCTTATAACAATACTGTTGCAAATGCTAGGTCTATGGATTTAACAGAAATATTGCCAAGAGAAGATGATGAGAAAAGAACCAATCAAAGTGATGATGAGGTTCTTTTTTTATATAACAAAAACAAATTAAGATTATTAAATTTAGGAGGGGTATAAGATGCCAAGACAATTAAGAATTAAAAACTTAAAAGAAAAAAGAGGAGCTATCATTCAAGAAATGAATGCAGCCAATGAGGAAAGAAACTTCGAGCTTTTTAATGCAAAGGATGCAGAGTTAAAAGATATTGAAAATGAGATAAAAGGAGAAGAAAGACTTTTAGCTTTAGAAGCAGAAACAAATGAAGCAAATAATCATGTTGATGGCCAAAACGAAAATAGAGATTTTGATTTAGCAAATGAAATTAGGGGCTTAGATGCTAATGTTGAATTAAATATCTCTGATTTTGAAATAGAAGCAAGAGACGGTGAATTTGTAGTAGGAGGAGCTACTGGTCAACAAACTTCTACGGGTAACATAGCAAAAATGACTTTTGCAAACTATATAATTCAAAAATTACCTTATATCTCTCCGCTTTATGCAAGAATGAGAAAAGAACCTTTAAACGGTAAAACTCACGCTATTCCTGTACAAAAGAAGAAGCTTCCTAAATTCGTAAAAATGAAAGAATTACAAGAATATTCAAAAACCCAAGCTTCTTATGAACAAATTAAGATGGAAGCAGTTAAATATGGTACTTTAGTAGTTATTTCTGAGGAATGTGTGCAAGATACAGGCTATGATATAGTAGGAGATATTAAAGCACAAATCTTAGAAGGTTATGCCTTAACTTTAGATGAACTTATGGTAAAGGGTGATACAGAAGAAGGGGTAGAAGGATTAATATCTTTAGATAATACAACAGATGGATCACATGAAGTAGTACAAGAAACATTAGGAACTATTACAATAGATGAAATAGAAAAAATTTATTATGCAGTTCCGAAGCAATATAGAAAGAATGGTACTTGGATATTCTCTGATGATACAGCAAGATTAATGAATGGATTAAAATACTCTGATGGTAAGCCACTTTTAAAAGAAGGTTATAACGGTAAGCCATTTGGTGAAGATTCTACGTTAATGGGTTGCCCTGTAATAATATCGAATGAAATGGCTAATTTAAATGAAACTGATTCTAAAGCTATAGTTTTTGGAGATTTAAGCAAAGGGTTTATAGTTGCTCCTAGAAAATCTTTAACAGTCCAAAAGTCTACAGAGTTTGGATGGATAGAAGATTCTATTGCTTATAAAGCAAATGTTAGATTAGATATTAAAAAGGCTTTAACAGAAACAATGGCTTATTATAAGACAAAAGGTGAAGGAAGAGCTAAAACTAAATAATTACCAATTAGGAGGTAAATTATGAAGTTAACTGAAGTTACAGAAGAGTATTTAGATGAATATTTAAATGCTGAAGGTAGAGATAAATTAAAGATAAAACATTTGTTTGAAAATGCAGTAAATTACGTTATGGTTGTTAATGGTTATACAGAAGTGGAACAATTAGAAGAGTCTGAATATTTAACAGATGTAGTATTAATGAGGGTTCAACAAATGTATGACAATGGTTATGTAGAAAGTAACAAAGAAATTGATGCTATGATGACCATGGATAGGAGGTTTTAAAAGTGCTATTAAAACATATAAAAAGTTCTGATTTAAAAACTTCTGTGAAAATACAAATTATTGGCCAATACAAAGATAAAGATGATATTCCACGTGAGGGGATTGTAGATGAAGTATTTAAAAGGGCTAAGATATATACAGGTTCTAGTCTTTCTCTTAGAAGGCAGGAAACTTATAATAATTTAGGCTATAGCATTAGAAGACTTAAAGAAGTAATTATAAGATATATGGAGCTAGATAATAAAGCTAAGGTGTTAGTAGATGGCAAAGTTTATGATATAAAGGACTATGAAGATATAGAAAATAAAAAGAAATTTTTATTGCTTATTTGTGAAAGGGTGGAATAATGGCTATAGAGTTAACTGGAGCGGATAAGCTTATGGCTAAATTAAATAAAATTTCTAGAATTGAAAGTAAAAAAGTTCTCCAGGAGGTTGCCGCGGATGTAGAAGAAGCTATAAAGGAAAAGGCTTCAAGTTTCTCAGATAAAGAGGCGCAATATATATCCCAAGCAGAACCGAGAAACTATGGAATGAGCTGTTATATAGATGTTGGTCTTAAAAATGAAAATGCTGAATTTGATTTATGGAAAGGTCTATATTTTCACAACTATGGATACCATAATGAGGGTCTAGGAGGTATTTTTCATGGCCGCTATATGGATATGCATCAGCTATGGTTTACTGATGCTGTAAATGGAATACAGGAGCAAGCTTTAAATAAAATAAAGTTAAAAATAAAGCATGAAATTAGAAGTGCTATGGAGGACTAAGCATGATACTAAATAAAATAAAGGAAGCTTTAGAAGGTACAGGCTTAACAGGATGCTATATTACTAGGAGAAATAACCCCTTACCTTGTGTAGTTTATTCTTACACAAGTTTACCTAAAAGCAATGCTGATAACGTAATAGATACAATAGAATACACAGTATTATGCAACATATTAGTTGTAGAAGATATAGAAAATAGTAAAAAAACAGTCATGGATTCTTTTTTGAAACATGGCTTTATATGTAAAGAGATTAGAGCTACTGAGTTTATAGAACTCGGTAGCTTTTTTAATACTCCAATAATATTTAAAATAATTTTGAAAAGTGAGGTATAAATATGAAAAGAGCTGAAGGATGTAGGAATCTACATATAGCAAAATTAACAATAGATGAATCTGGACTTCCAACCTATGCAACACCTAAAAGATTAATAGGCTTAGAGTCATTATCTTCAACTGAAAACTATGCTGAAGCTACAGCTTACAGCGATAACCAAATTGACACAAATAAAAAGAAGCCAGCTTTTATAGATTTAGCTATAACATTAGCACAATTTACACCAGAAGATGATGCTTTAATAAGTGGTAAAAAGAGAATAGGAGGGAAAACAGTAACTACAACTGGAGATGCACAACCTTCTTTTGCAGTTTTATATGAACAAACAAACTCGGATGAAACTAGCACGTATTTTGTTTATTACAATGTAACCTTAGCGAAAGACGGTAGAGAAAATACAACTGTTGGAGAATCCATTTCTTTTGATAGTGTTAGTTTAACTGGTAAAGCAATACCATTACCAAATGGTATTTTAGAAATGAGCTTTAACTCAGATGATAAAGAAATTAAGCCAACTGATATAGAAAATTTCTTTAAAACTGTTCAAATGCCAAATGGAACTTCAGAAGAATCTATGGAAGTTTATGAAATAAAAGAAAAGAAAGAGGTAAAAAAGGGAGTTTAAAAACTCTCTTTTAATTTTTAGGAGGAAGAAAAATTATGAATCTTGTTAAAAAAGTAAAAGAATTTAAAATAAATGGCCAGGACTACATAATGACTTTTGATATGAGAAGTATACCTGTATATAAGGAACTTACAGGGAATAGCTTTTTACAAAGTTCGGCTAAATTGGGGCAATTTGATGATGAGATCACATTAGGCTTTATGGGAGCTACAATTAGAAAAAAAGAAAAACCAAATGAACCCATAGGTAAAACAATTTATGAGATGGATATTTTATATTTACTATTAAATCATGCATGGGATGTAATAGAGATTGTTACTAGTTCTATGCCACAAAGCAATGGAGCTGTTAAGACTGGAAAAAAGTAAGTAATGTTAAAGAGGATATTGACTTAGATTATCTTTACTATATTTATACAACCGTATTAAAGAAAAGTGATGATGATTTTTGGAAGTCAACTCCTAGAAAATTGTTTAGTCAAATAAATATTCATTACAAAACTCTTACTCCTAGAAATTCTAAAGATAAAAAAGAACAGACCTTTGTACAGGGTGAAACTAAAACCCTTAAAGGCTGTGACTTCTAAGGGGGGAATCTATTGAGTGAAGATTTATTAGTCACCCTTGGTGTTAAGGATAAGGGTGCAAGAGCACAAATAACAGCTTTAAATAAAGAAATAAAGTATTTAGATAAAGAATTTAAAACGGTAACCAATTCTAGTAAAACATATGAAAATGGAACAGCTTCTTTACAAAAGCAACAAGAGCTTTTAAGTCAAAAACTACAAGCCGTAGGAGCTAAAATATCTGCTTATAAGATCCAAATGCAACAGGCTGCAGAAGGGATAGAAAAAAAGAAAGCTGAACTTGAAGAGCTTAATAATACCGAAGGTGATAACGAAAAAGCTATAGAAAGAGTTACAAATCAGCTAAATAAGTATGAGCAACAATTAAGAGATGCTGAAAGAAATATAAATTTAACAGAAAATGAATTACAACAACTAAGTAGAAGTTTATTAGAGGTCCAAGGGAACTTACAAACTAAGCACTTACAGGACTATGCCCACAAACTTGAGGAAATGTCCGAGAAAATGGAGGAAACAGCTCAAAGGTTTAGGAATTTTGGAGATGGAGCTGATAAGGTAGGGAATAAGCTAGTAGCTTTAGGCTCTCCAATACTGGCTTTAAGTGGTTATGCAACTAAAGTGTCAATAGACTTTGAAAGTGCTATGAGTGAGGTACAGGCTACAAGTGGAGCAACAGGGAAGGATCTTGAGCTTTTAACTGAAAAGGCTAAGGAAATGGGGGCAAAAACCTCTAAAAGTGCTACAGATAGTGCTAATGCCTTGCAATATATGGCATTAGCTGGTTGGGATACTCAACAAATGTTAACAGGATTAGAGCCGATACTTAGAATGAGTGAAGTAGCTAATGCAGACCTTGGACGAACTTCCGATTTAGTGACAGATTCCATGTCAAGTTTAGGTGTAAAAGTTGAGGACTTATCCGGATACTTGGATATAGTTGCAAAGACTCAATCCTCAGCCAACACCTCGGCACTTGATATGATGGATGCTTATATTGGTTGTGGAGGTATCTTTAAAGAACTTAATACGCCGTTAGAAGAGTCTGCAACTCTCTTAGGGATACTAGCCAATAGAGGGATAAAAGGGGCAGAGAGTGGGACATCTCTTAACTCTGTATTAATAAACCTTATGGGGGTTAGTGGACAGGCTAGAGATGGACTTGAAGCTCTTGGGGTTAGTGCTTACGATACTGATGGGAACTTTAGGGGCGTTACTGTAACTTTAAGAGATTTAAAGAAACGGCTTAGTGAATGCACAGAAGAACAAAGACAACAATTTGCTTCTATGATAGGTGGTAAAACTCAAATAGATACACTTATGGCGTTATTAAGTGGGCTTGATGAGGAATACGGTGATTTATACAACTCTGTATCTAATGCAGATGGCTCTTTATTGTCAATGGCTGAAACTATGAAAGATAATACTAAAGGTAATATTGAAAAAATGAAATCAGCCTTAGAGGGGTTAGGTATTCAATTAGGTGAACACTTATTACCACATATAAATGACTTGATAGGCTATTTAAGCAAAGCTATTGAGTGGTTTGGTAGTTTAGATGAGGGAACGCAAAAAAGTATTATAAAATTCGGGCTTATGTCTGTAGCAAGTGGAACTTTACTAAAAGGAATAGGTTCTTTAAGTAGAGGAATTCTAAAGTTACAAGCAAAACAAGTACATTTATAAGTAAATTTGCGGAGGCTTCTAAAGAAACAGGACTTTTTAATACTGCTCTTGGTAAAGTAGATTTAAGTAAATTTGTTAAAACTCTTGGAACTACTGGTACTAAAATAGGCGGAGTTACAGGAACTTTAGCGAAGTTTACAAGTGGATTATTATCCTTAAATCCAGTTACGATTGGAATTACTGCTGCTGTTGGAGCATTAGCAACAGGGGTAGCAGTTTATAAAACTAACCAAGAGTTGGCCAACTCGAGTTGTATAAGGGCAAGGGAAGATTTGAGCTTATTTGAAAAAGTTATAGCTACATTTACGGGTAAAACATTTGAAAGTACAAAAGCATTAAAAGAAAAAGGGCTAGTGCTAGATGAGTTAAGCGATTCGTTTAGCAATGAATTTAAAAATGCTGTAGATGAAGCAACTAAAGGCTCCCAGGATTTTAGTATTGCTTTAAGAGAAATTAATTTAGATGGAGTTTTTTCTGCCGAAGAAAGTGCGGCTTTAAATGAAAGGGTAAATACTTTAGTAGATACTACAATAGCAACTATTAACTCTCGTAAAGAGGAGCAACAACAAGGACTTAAAGAACTATTTGCAGTAGATGGAACTTTATCAGAAAATGAAACATTGATATTACAACACTTTGAGAAAGTGGCAACTACTTCTATAACAGAAGTTGAACAACTTAGAAATGATATTAATACAATTAAACAAAAAGTTTTGGAAGATGGAAGAAGTTTTGATGAACAAGAAATTGCAGATATACAAGCTAAAGAACAAAGAATAAGAGAAATACAGTTACAAAATATAGCTACTACAAATGAAGAGCTTATATTTGCAAAAAATGATTTTAAAAATAGAGTGGCCACAATGGATGCAGAATCGGCATCTGAGTATCTACAACAGCAAAGAGCTTATGCGGATGAACAAATTTTACAAAAAGCGGCCATCTATGATACTCAAATTGAATTGTTGCAAGGAAATCTTGATGCTATGGATGAAGCTACTAGAACGGCCGCAGAACAAGAAATATTAAATTTACAAGAGTCTAAAAGAAGTGAAATAGCAACATGGGAACAATATTTCACAGATTGCCTAGGAATTGTTACGGCTGAAAATTCTAATCTTGAAGGTAGAATAGATGAAAGCAATGGTAAAATTCTAACCAAACAAGGAGCTAAATGTGCTGAAATGTTAAGTACTCATTCTTCTTATTATAAAGAATTAGAAGGTATTACAACGACTGGTTTATATAAACTCTATAACGAAAATGACCAAACTTTTAGGGATGTATTAGTAAATGTAGATAGCACTACAGGTAAAATAATAGGAACATATGATACCTATTCGGGTGAAATGGGTGGTTTAAATGAAGAAATAGCAAAAGATACGAAAAAGATGGTAAAAGAATTTGAAAATGCTCAAAGAGATATGCAATCTCAAATCGAAGCCACTACTAATGATTTTAGAATTTCTGGAAGTGACATAAAGGATTCTAATAATGAAGTTGTGGGATCTCTAGAGTCTGTAACTAAAGAAACAGATGGAACTTATAAGGCTATATTAAATATAAATGGACAGCCCATGGAGATTAAGAGTAATGCGAAGACCACAAAAAATGAAATTAACGATGTAGCAACTGCTATAAATAATCTTCCTAAATCTAAAACTATTTGGGTTAATGTTAATAAAAATTCAACTATCGTAGGTGGTGGAGCTATTCCAGGAGGAAGAATGGCAATGCCAGAATCTACTTATTATCAAGGTGGGGCTATTCCTAATATTCAAAATATGAGAGCTATGCCTGCTGAATTTAGCACTATGGAATTAAGTCCTAGTTTTTATTCTTCACAAAATCCAATTATGGATGCAGTAGCTAAAACTGTAGTTAAAGAAGCTCCAAAACCTACAAATACAAATATTAATTATAAAGAAATGGCTGAAATAATAGCTAAAACAGTTGCACAAGAAATTTCTAATTTAAAGATAGAGCCAGTAATAAATAATATGCTAGATGGCCAAGAGTTAATATCTACGGTGTCTCAAAATTTAGCTTGGCAAGGTAGGAGGATTAGGTAATGATTATTAACAACATTAATATAAGTGAATTTGGTGGAAAAGTACAATCTAAGAGTTTTTCTGATTCTCCTATAGTTAAAAGTGCAACATGGCTACTTAATGCATCTAAACCTTTAGTAATAGGAGAAAATAAAGGCTTTAAGCCTTTAAATTTAAAACTTTTATTTGAAGGTAGTACTAGGAATGAAGTAAATAATAAAATAAGTAGGTTTATGGCACAGGTGAGTGAGTGCGATATTAAATTTAAGAACTTAGAACACTACTATCACTGCTACTACGAAAGTAGTAATAGAGAAGAAAGTAAAATAGATGAGTGGCTATTTGTTAATTTAAATTTTATCTGTTACGAATACGCTGAAGAAAAAAAACTTAATTTTAATAGCTTAGAAGAGTTTACAATAAATAATGATGGTACGGATATAACTCCAGCTATATTGGAAATAACTCCAAATGTAAATTTAGCAGATATAACTTTAGAAGGTTTAGCTGATGATCCAATAATAATAAAAAATTTAACTGCTAATAAAACTGTTGTTTTAGATGGAGAATTACAGAAGGTAACTGTAGATGGAATGAATAAATATGGTGATACTGATATGTGGGATTTCCCAAGATTAAATCCAGGAACAAATACAATTACAGTTAATAAAAATAATTGTGATATAAAAATAAAGTACAAGCCAAGATATATTTAAAAGAAAGGATGATTAAATATGTTAGAAGTAAATAAAAATATAACTTTAACAGGAATAAGTAAAATTGATGGAGTACAAGTTGCTTACATGAGTGCTAGTATTTCTACAGATGGAGGAAATGGTGCAAATGTAAATGAAACTATTACTAATCAAGAAGTTTATAACGCAAATAAAGCACAAGTAAGAGCAGATATAGCAGAATTTAAAAATAAAGTTTATGAAATGGAAGATGAATTAACTAAGGTTACAGAGTAAGAAAGGTGGAAATATAATTATGAAATTAAATTTAAGCAATGAAAGAATAGTAAATACAATTAATGCATTAAGTAAATTAAATAATGCTCAATTACCAATAAAGGTTGCATATGCTATTTCTAAAAATGTAAATAAGATAGAAAGCGAATTAAAAGTTTATAATACTGAAAAGGCTAAACTTGTTAACAAATATGGTGAAAAAGATAAAGAAGGTAAACTAAAAGTTGGCGAAAATGGAAATGTGCCTTTAAAAGAAGAACATATTGAAGATTATAATAGAGATATAAAAGAGTTGTTATCCATAGAAAATGAAATGGATATACACATGATAAAGCTAGATGATTTATTAAATTCTGATTAATATTTCTCCAGCTGAATTATCTGCAATAGATTTTATGATAGAAGAATAACATCTCCTAAAAATTTAAAAAAGGAGGTGTTTTTATTTTACAGCTTTATGGATTAACTAAAAATAAATTACAAGGATTAAAACAATATAAAGATTATTGCATAGAGAGTGAGTTATCTATAGGAGATAAAACACTCTCCTTTTTATATCCTTTAAATTTATCTAAAGAAATAAAAGAAGAAGGATATATAAGAAATAAAACTGATGAGTTTGTAATAAAGGAAGTATCTACGCAAGGAAATTGGAAATCAATAAAAGCTAAGCTTAATGTAGAAGATTTAGAGGGTAAAGTATTTGAATTGTTTGATACTACTAATGAAACAATCACAGATTGTATAAATCTAGCCTTAGCTGGTACTGGATGGATAGTAGGAACTTGTGATGTAACTAGAAGAAGAACAGTAAGGAAAACTAATTCAAGTAGCTGGGATATTATCCAGGAAGCTCGTAAGGTTTATAGATGTGAATTAGAGTTTGATACTTTAAATAAAAAAGTAAATATCTATGAAAAACGTGGAATTGATAAAGGAGTTTATTTTTTAGACTCTCTAAATTTAAAAGATTTAAGTGTACAAAGTGATTCATATGATTTTTATACTAGGATAATAGCCAAAGGAAAAGATAATCTAAAAGTAACTTTAGAAAACTTTCAGTATTCAAACAAAATCAAAACTTATATTTGGAAAGATGAAAGATATACGAATATAGAAAGTTTAACGGAAGATGCTGAAGCTAAGTTAGATGAATTATCTAAACCTTATAGAGCTTATAGTGCAACTATAATAGATTTAGCCAATATAAGTAAAGAAGATTATAAAGATATATTAAGTTATAATTTAGGTGATGTTATAACACTTGTATCTAAAGAAAATGAAATTAAGGAAAAACAACGCATTGTGAAAATGGTTGAGTATCCTGATGAACCTGATCGTAATACTTGTGAAATAGCAAACACTACTTTAAGTTTTGAGGATGTACAAAAAGAATTCCAAGATACAAGTGATACAGTAAATAATATTACAACTGATAATGGAACAGTGGATGGAAGTAAAATAAATGGTATTTCTACAGAACAAATATATGACTTTGAAGCTAGTGTGGGTAAAATTACTGATTTAACAATAGTAAATGCAAGAATAGATGAATTGTACGCTAATAAGGCAAATATATCTGAATTAAATGTTGTTATAGCAAATGTTGCTGAACTAAATGCAACTAAAGCTAATATAACCGATTTAAATACTATTAATGCAAACATACAAAATTTAATAGCAGCAGATGCAACAATAAATAATGCGTTAATTGGAAAGGCTGATATAACTGAATTAAATGCGGTTAAGGGTACTATAATTTCATTAGATTCTAAAATAGCTAATATCGAAACATTAGTTAATGGAAATTTATCGTCTGAAAATATCCAAGCTGGAGGAATAACATCAGATAAGTTAACAATAGCAAATGGATTTATTACTAATGCTATGATAGCTAGTTTAGATGTTGCTAAAATTAACGCTGGTGATATTTCAACTAATAAATTTAGAATAGTAAGTGATAATGGTGGAATTGAAATTGTAGGAGCTACACAACAGTTTAAAGATAAGAATAATAAAGTTAGAATTCAGATGGGGCAAGATGCAACAGGGAATTTTAACTTTATTTTGCGTGGAGAAGATGGTACTACAACACTTATAGACCATACTGGAATAAAAGAAAAAGCTATAGCTGATAATCTAATAAAAGAAAATATGGTTGCAGCAGATGCAATAGGAGAAAAGCAAATTAATTACTCAAGTTTAATTACTGGACTTAATAAGGATACTAATACACAGTTAATTAAAGCTAGTAAAGTAGCAATTGATTTAACTGGACAAAGCTTAGAGGTTGCTTTTAATTCTCTTAAATCTAATGTAGATAATATACAAGTTGGGGGTAGAAATTTATGGATATTAAGAGACTTAGTAAGTGGATATGAGGATAAAGGGAATATAATTTCAAGTACTTCACAGCATAAGATTATGAATACATTAACTGAATTAAATGGAGCTACTAAAGTAAGTTGGCAAATATGGAATACTCCTAAGATAAATAATACAAGTAATACTAATAGAATAGCTTTTTATAATAGTTCTAAGGTTTGGATAAGTTCAGTGAATATTGACAAGTTAAATGGAACAACATGCCAAAAAGGTATTATCACAGTGCCTACTAACGCTGTGTATATGCGTATAGGTATGATATGTGGGTTAAATGATTATAATTCAACAATTAAAATCAAAGTAGAGTTAGGAAATAAGTATACAGATTGGACACCTGCTCCAGAGGATGTTAGTAATGAAGTAAATTCAGTTAAAGAAATAACTGAAAGCAACAGTACAACAATTAGTGTAATGCAAGGGCAAATTTCTACAGCTATTAATAATACTCAAATAGTTAAAGATGGACAAACTATATTGTTAAAGGATGATTATAACAGAACAGTTGCAAAAGTTGATTCTATTAATAGTACAATTGGAACACATACAACTAAAATTAATGAGTTAACAGGAAGTATTACAAGTGTTGACACTAAGGTTAATAGTGTTCAAAGAGATTTAGAAGGAACTAAGAGTACAGTTAGTAGTCATACATCACAGATAAGTGGATTAAATTCCACAGTATCTACCCAAAGAGCTAGTATATCTCAACTTCAAAATCAAATAAAGTTAAAGGTTGAAGCTACAGATATTGCTACTGCTATTAATAATATGCAGATAGGTGGAAGAAATTTATTCCTAAATTCAGGTTTCACAAAAGGATTGAATTATTGGCAAACATATAGTTGTTCAAATCCACAAGCTGTTGCTGATTCTTCTGCTCTAAGTGGATATGTTGTTAAATTCACAAGTACAGGTGGAGGAATATATCAAAGAAAAGGTGGGGCTTCTAATAATCCCACAAACTACCCAAATGGTTCTGTTATGACAGTAAGTGGATATGTAAAATCAAGTGTTGCTAATAAGGTGCTAAGACCAAATTTTGAAAATGCTGGAGCAAACACATCAAAAGCTGTTACATGTATAAATGCAAATACTTGGTATTATTTTACTCATACTTATACAATCAACTCTTTAGGATTTAGCACAGTAACATTCTATGGTGATTCAGGTGCAGATTATTATTTAAAAGATGTAATTTTAGAGTATGGAAATAAGGCAACAACATGGACACCAGCTCCCGAGGATATAGATAGCTCTATAGCAAATGTACAAACACAAGTTACTACAACAATCAATAAAGTAGCAACTATAGAAACTAATTTAGATAGTATTACTCAAAGGGTTAGTTCAACAGAAAGTACAGTAAGTACACATACAAGTCAGTTGTCAACTGTGGATAGTAGAATAAACACAGCTAAAAATTCTGCTATAAGTACTGCTGCAAGTGATGCAACAACAAAAGCTAATAATGCTCAAAGCAAAGCATTAGCTGATGCTAAAAGCTATACAAATGGACAAATAACAACTGTTAACAAGACTATAACAGATAAAGTTGCAGAAATTAAGACTACTACAGATTCTATAACACAAAGGGTAAGCTCTGCTGAAACTAAAGTTAATACTGTTACAGCTAATTTTAATAATTTACAAATTGGTGGAAGAAATCTTTGGATTGAAAAGAATTTGATTAATGCTTATGAAAGTAATGGTAATGCTACAAGTTCTACTTCTCAACATAAAATGATGAGCACATATACAGACTTAAATGGTGCTAAGTATGTTACAGTTCAATTATGGAATCCAAATAGTATTAACAATAATAGCAATAGTAATAGAATTGCTTTTTATGATAGTAATAAAGCGTGGATTAGCTCTATAAATACACCAAAGCCAAACGGAACAAATTATGTAAGTGGAATAATTACAGTACCAACAAATGCTAAATACATGAAGATTGGAATGATTACAGGCAGTTCACAACATGAAAGCTCTATAAAAATCAAAGTTGAATTAGGAAATAAAGCTACAGATTGGACGCCATCACCAGAAGATATAGATAGCTCTATAGCAAATGTACAGACACAAGTTACTACAACGAGCAATAAGGTGGCTACTATAGAAACTAACCTAAGTTCTATAACAAGTAGAGTAAGTTCTACAGAATCAACAGTAAATACTATTAATGGGAACATTACTAGTCTTCAAAACAGAATGAGTTCTGCAGAGCAACAAATAACATCATCTGCAATTATCAATACTGTTCAAAGTACAATTAATGCTGCAAAAAGTGAAGCTATTAACTCAGCGAATAGTTCTACAGATAACAAGCTGAAGAGTTATGCGACAACTTCTTCATTAACTCAAACAGAGAATAGCATAACAGCAAAATTCGAATCAAGTGGTGGAAGTAATCTTGTTAAAAATGGAGCATTTAAAAATGGAACAGCTTATTGGACTAAATGGGGCTCACCTTCTGCCTATCAAGTACAAAACAGTTTAAATGGGTATGGGCAAGAATTAAGGATAGTTACAACTGATAAAGACCAAGGGGCTTATCAAACAATTGAGGGACTAAGAACAGGTGTTGTTCATACAGTTGTTGTTGATGTTTGGGTAAGTAGTGGTAATTGTATTATATATATAGTTGATGGTGGCACATGGAGATTAAGTTCTGTAAGTTCAGGGACAGGTTGGAAAAAGCTTCATATAACATTTACCCCTTCCAATCCTTCTGTTACCCTAAGAATTGGAAGGGGAACTGAAGGAACTAATGGTGATTACAGATTTACAGGTATTAGAATGTATGAAGGTAGCGCTATTCAAAGCTGGACACCTCACCACTCAGAAGTTTATAATGGTTCAACTGTTATTGATGCCAACGGGGTAACAATTAATAATGGTGCATTAACAATTAAAAATAAAGCTGGGACAACTGTATTAAGTGGAGATAGTAACGGTAACTTAAATCTTTATGCTGTAGGTTCAAAATTTAAGTTTACAGCTACAGGACAACGTGTTACGGAAATGTATTCAGACGCTAGTGGTAACGGTGATGTATTTACAATTAAAGTTCCTTTTTATAACAAAGATTCAGGATTTAGGCTATGTACTGATACTGGGGTTAATCTGATTGAAGCTTATGCAGAAAATGGAGATGTACACAGACTTAAACTTCATGGATTCCAAACAGATAATATAAAGGCAACATATATGGTAGCATCTAAACAGCTATACAGATATGATGATAGCGGAATCTATTGGAAGCCTATTTATACTAGAAATGAGAACGCCGGTATAAAAATGATTGATAAGCTAGGTATTGTTAATAAAAGTTCTGGTGGATTATATATGCAAGTAGATATGGACGGTGGAGGAGCTTATGGTATAGATATTTGGAGTTCTGATATAAATTTAAAGAAGAACATTAGGGAACTAAACTCAAAAATTAAACCTCTTTCTTTACAAGAAGATACCATAACAGGTTTAGAATTAATTAAAAAAATAAAACATTATGAGTTTGATTATGACGAAACAAAAGGTTTTGAAGGGCATATAGATTGTGGTTATATATCTCAACAGCTACAGGAAATTAATTCAAGTTTTGTTACAGAGGTAGAGCAAGAAGATGGAACTATATTATTACAACCCTTAGCATCAGCTTTATTACCACATATAACTAAAGCGATGCAACAGCAACAAGAAAAAATAGAGGAGTTAGAAAATATAATATTAGAATTAAAGTCAAGGATAGGAGCTTAGGAAACTAGGCTCTTTTTAATACAAAAGATAACGTCTGAAGTTAGGAATTTTATATTAAGGAAGGTGTAAAAATGAATTTTATACAAATAGGATTATTAAAAATATTACCACAAGCAGTTTCTGTATTGATTATAGCTTATTTGGGATGTAAGGTACTTGATATGTTATTAGGAGTTCTTAAAAGTTGGAAAAATGCTAATTATAAATCTAGGAAAATGAGGGATGGAATTGTTAGATGGATTGCTGAAATGGTCGCGATTGTATTTGTAATTGGTGTTGATCTTGTACTTGGACTTAATTTTTATCTATGCGGATTTACATTATCGCTATTTATATATAAAGAAGCAGGAAGTATATTAGAAAACTTAACAGAATGTGGAGTCGAATTACCTGAAGTAGTTGCTAATAAGTTAGAAGTATTCAATAAAAAAGAGTAAATATTAGGGAGTCTATAAGGCTCTCTTTTTAAATTAACAAGAATACGTAATTTTTCATAATATAAATTAAAAGGAGTGTGTTAATATGAAAGTAGCAGTTAGAGGTGGACATTGTCCAAAAGTTCCAGGGGCAAGAGGTATACTAGATGAGTTAATAGAAGATAGAAAAGTAAAAGATGCACTTATAAAATATTCAAAACAATTAGGGAATGAGGTTTTAGATGTAACCCCACCAGATTCAACTTCATCTTCAGACTTAAGTTATGGTGTTAATAAAGCTAATAATTGGGGCGCTGATTTATTTGTATCTATTCACTTTAATAAAGCTTATGATTCCTATAATGGAGCATTAGGTAGCGAGGTATGTGTTTACTCAAATTATGATATAGCTCAAAGAGTAGTTAACGCTTTAGGAGAATTAGGATTTAGGAATAGAGGGCAAAAAATTAGAACTAATCTTTATGAATTAAGAAATACTAATATGAAATCAATGATAGTTGAAACTTGCTTTGTAGAAGCTACAGAAGATGTAGCGTTATATAGAAAGCTAGGATCAGATGCAATTGGAAAAGCTATAGCTGAAGCTATTAGTAATAAAAAGATTAATGAATATAAAAAGGTTCATGTAAGGGAATATTTAAATATTAAACCTTTTAATGCAGGATTCGGAATTTATAAAGATGATTCAAGTTGGGAGTTATGGAATAGAATAGCTTATTTAGGATGTCCTATAAGTGCAATTGTATTAGATAATCCTAGTAAAAATGTATACAAAGTGAAAGATTGTAGATATGGATTTGAAGGATATTGTTATATAGAGGAAAATAACAATACTACATTTACATCTTATCAAGCATATGCAGAAAAAGAGGAATCAAAAGAGGTTTTATTTAAAATTATAGCAGATGGGGTACAAGTAACAGACTTATGCAAAGCTAAATGGATTCCGGATATGATAGAGGAACAACTAAAAAAAGGGGTTAAAGATATAAAAATATTAGAATGTAATTGATAATCAAGGCTAGTAGGTAGGAGAAATCTTACTTATTAGCTTTTTATTTTCAGATAAAAAATAATTAGAAGTGAAAGGAATATAAGAAAATGAATAATATAATGATTTTTGAAAATAAGAAAGTAGAAGTATTTGAATTGAACGGACAAGTTTTATTTAATCCATATCATTGTGGGGAATGTTTAGAACTTGCAGATAGTTCTATAAGAGATGTAGTAAGAAAGATGAACGATAAGCAAGTAGTTAAATTAAAGAATTCAGATGTTGTTAATTCCAACATCCGAAAGTTAAATAATGCAGGAGAAAACTTTTTAACAGAAAGTGGAGTTTACAAGCTAATATTCAAGTCTAAAAAGAAAGAAGCTGAAAGATTTCAAGATTGGGTAACTGATGAAGTATTGCCAAGCATAAGAAAGACTGGATCATATACAATGCTAGAGAATAGAGTTGAAATATTAATAAACGACATAGTAAAAAGTAAGATAAATGAAATTGAAAAGAAGTGCTCTGAATACTACAAAATAAATTCAGCTAGCAAGAAACATATAAGTCAATATATCAAAAATAGATTAGGGATTAGAAGAACTAACAATGAATATGAGCAAGTTAAAGAAAGAGTATTTTTATTATTAGGTGTTAAAAAGTGGGAAGATATAGATATGGATACATTTAAAAATTCTATAAATATTATCGATGAAAGTATAAGAGTAATAAAAATGGAACGTCCATATGAACAAATAGAACTTAAAGTGTAATCACTATAAAAGAAAAGGAAATCACTCAATTGTATACGAAAGTGATTTCCTTTTGCTTTTCTAACTGGATTTATAGGTAAAAACATATGAACTTAACATCTTAATATATATCATGAATTTCTATGTAAAAAAAGAATATTGTAACAAACAGATCAAAAAATGAAATTAAAATTAAAAGTATCAAAATAACCTTTTTAAAAAGTTCACCAAGAACTATAATCTATATTTACTTATCTATATTTATATTATTAGATTTATATTAGCTAATACACTTCGTGTTTTGCTTTATATTTTTTAATAAATAAAAAAAGAGCAGAAATTCTACTCTTTGGAATTACTATTAAATTCATTAAATAATGATAAAAAATCTTTATTATTCAATTCTCTTTTCAATAGATCTACAGATAAATCAAACAATTTACTTTGGTTTAAGCCAGTTTCTTTTGATAGATTAGTAATGAAGTCAAAGTTATCAGAAGTCAAAGTTGAATTTATTCTTTTTCTATGAACTAAAGCCATAACAAGCCTCCTAAATATATAATCTTATATTAATTATACTACGTTACGTAGAGTTACACAACTTTTTTATAAAAACACTTTACAAGTTACGTAACTTGTAGTATTATAACAATATAAAGTTACGTAATGTTGAGTAACTAAAAATAAGAAAGGAGGAAGCTACAAATGCAATTCTTAAAATTATCACATGAATTAATAACAGATAAAAATATCACATCTAATGAATTTAGAATATACACATATCTTTTAAGTTTATACAATGCAGATAAACAATGTAGTTATCCTTCGATTGAAGTTATTTCCGAAAGACTTAATATATCTATATCTACAGTAAAGAGAAGTATAAAAAGACTTGAAGAACTTGAATACATTTCTATAGAAAAAAGAAAGGGGTTAGCAGGTAATTTTAATATATATAAGAAATTAAAACATCTTATAACTACTACAGTAGTTAAAAAAGTTTCAAAAGTTGGAGTTGATAGTAATGGAGAGAAACCATTAAATGGACAAATTTCAGTTGAAGAAGCTTTACAAAATATTGAAGAAGAACCAAAGGTTCAAGGTAAACAAGATTCTATAGATAATCATAATAATGTTAGAATGGCCAGAGCAGTTACAAATGTAGATAATAGTAATTTTGCTAAAAAGATATTAAGCATGGCAGATGAAGAGTTATTAAGAGAAGCTATAAGAAACTTTAAAAAGAGAAGAGGAAGAAATGCAACATTCTTAATTCAAATGTTAGTAGATGAATATTATAAAGCTGGAATAAAGTTCTCACAAGGAATGTTGAATTTATTAAGAAAAGGCTTAAAGTTCCAGAATATAGAGCAAGTAAGTATTGATTATTGCTATTAAAAAATAAAAGAAAAATTTAGTTATATTCGAGGAGAGTTAATAATGAATAAATTTCAAAAGGTGGCTTTACAAATGGCCAAAGATGATAAAAGAGGAGGGTGCAATATATTTAAAGATGAATCTTTAAAAAGTGCTGCTAGAGATTGGTATTCAAAATTTAAGGGGAATAAAAGTAGGTGGCCATATAAAAAAGTATTAGACTTTAAGAATTGGAATAAAGTTAATGGGACTATTTAAGCAATAATTTGAATTAGAATACAACGAGGAAATTATGAATGGTATATGTGGAAGTGAGGTTTAATTATGAAACTAGACAAATTTATTGAAAGAATTTTAGAAAATGTAATGTCTTTAGAAGGAATAGAAAAGATCAAAGAATATATAAAAGAGGATATGGAGTTATGTGGTTTTAACTATGACACTACTAAAGTAGAGTGTCAAGTATTAGATGAATATAATAATTACGATCCAAGAGTTGAAATATCAAGTGAGGGATATCCTGATGGTGAAATAATCTTTATAGATAATTACTTGGATTAATGAATAATTCGAAATAAGAACAATTTGAAATTATTGCGAACTAAATTATCTTTGAAAATTGAATAGTACGGTATTAACATAAGTATGTAAAATTCAGGAATTTTATTGTATAATTTTATTATATTATAAAAGGAAGGAGAGAGAATATGCTTTTGGGGGATGCAATAGGAAATATATTATCTATAGGATTAATTATTT